CGCGGCTTCGCGAGGTACAACGCGGCTTTGGGCGTGGTGGGCTTCGCTGATATGGCGATTCAGGTGCGCGCGGTAGACCCTGACGTGCGTGACTTCTTGAACCCTTACCGCAAGTTAGGGATGGCGTAATGGCGGCTACGGCCTCACAAGTCTTGACAGGTTTGAAGAACCGTCTAGCGACGATTAGCGGTCTGAGGGTGTTCAGTTACCAGCCTGCGAGCCTGAATCCGCCTGTGGGCTTCCCTGTCATCACACAGGTGCGTTATCACGGTGCGATGGGTGGTGGCATGGTCATCTATGAATGCACCGTGTACCTGATTGTGGGACGTTACACGGATGACCGGGCGAATGCTGACCTTGATGACTACATCGCGTATTCTGGCGCGAAGTCAATCCGAGCCGCGCTTGAAGGCGACCAGACGCTCGGCGGTGTCGCGCAGAACGTAGTGGTGGCTTCCACTACGGACATAACGAGCGTGTCTCAGGCTGACGCGGAGTTTCTCCAACTCGCGACACAAGTGACAGTGAACGGCTAGTATGTCAGACATGAGCCAATACAAAGTAACTTCTCGTCGTCTCGTAGGCCACAAAGAAGGTGACCTCGTGAGCAAGAGTGACCTCGGTGATGCTAATATTGAGGCACTACTCAGTGGTGGCCACATCGCTGAAGTCGGTAGCAAGTCAAGCAAGAAACACGAAGCAAAAGAAGAGGTTCTCTAATGGCATCCATCTCGTTCAAAGATTGCTCAGTCGTTATCAACTCGGTAGACCTCAGCGACCGCGTTCGTAGCGCGGTGCTGACATTTGAGATTGAGGCGCAGGAAGTTACGGCGATGGGCGGCAACCGTTCGTTTATCGGTGGCATTCAAAACAACACATGTGAGGTGACGTTGCTTCAGGACTTCGCTTCGAACGAAACCGAGGCGACCGTTTTCTCGCTGGTCGGCACACAGACGACAGTCGTGGTGAAGCCAACATCATCTGCTGTTGGTGCGACCAACCCTTCGTACACGCTGACTGCCGCATACTTAACGAACCACACACCTATCAACGCTGGTGAACCCGGCGCAGTCGGTGAAGTGACGCTGACGTTCACAGGTGGCACTCTGGCGAAGGCGACCTCATAAAGTAATAACGCTTCATAAGGAGGCCATGTAATGAAACTTGCGCTTACGGTCAAGTTCATCAACGGTGAAACGGTGGACGTGGATGCGGTCTTTCCTGACTTCATCAACTTTGAGAAGCATCGCAACAAGAGCGTCGTTCGCCTTGAAAGCAGTATGGAACTGACTGACCTCGCGTGGCTGGCGTGGCATTCGGAGAAGCGTCGCGGTAATACGACATTGAAGTTTGACCCTGATTGGTACACGACCGTTGAATCCGTTGAGGTGCGTGATGACCCAAAAGCGACGGAGGCTTAGGGAAGGATTCGGCGCATTGGCAGATAGCCGCGCTTGCGTGTGAGACAGGTATCGCACCGCTTCATTTGCTTGAAGCAGGTAATGAGATGGTGGCGACTATGTGGGATTATCTCGCGTGGCGCGCTGAACGCCAGAAGCGCAAAGGGTAAGATGTTCCGACATGGATGACATCTCCCTCAAGATTGATATCACAGGCTTGAAGGGTCTGTTGGAGAATCTCCGTAGGTATGACCGCGACCTCTATAAAGAGGTGGCTAACGAGTTGAAGACTGCGGCGCAACCATTGGCGAACCGTGTCGGTGCGGCCTTCCCTGCGAGGCCACCGCTCAGCAATTGGCATGAGACAGGTCGCCGTGTCGGCAAGGCACGTCTCCCCGGCTACAACCCGAACAACGTCAGGGCAGGCGTGAAGCCGATTGTGTATTCGGGGAACAAGTTCGTGAACAAGAATGTCGGCATCCTGCGACTACAGCAAATGAACGCTGGCGGTGCGGTGTATGACGGTGCTGGTTCGGCCATGAATAATCCGCGTGGCGACCGCTTCATCAAGAACCTTGACAAACATACGGTCGTCAAATCGTCGGGGAATGGCTTCCGTTCACGCGTAATGTTCCCCACCACGAAGAAGAACATGCCAGCCATTGAAGACGCTGTCCGTAGGGCCATAGACGCTCAGAATGAGCGCATCGTAGACAATCTGACGTCAGGATACTGAGATGGCACTCGGCGTAAACATACTCAGTTCGTTTGATTCGCGTGGCGTTGAGAAGGCAATCAAAGAGTTCAGCAAGTTAGAAACCACCGGGGAAAAGGCACAGTTCGCTATCCAGAAAGCGGCCGTTCCCGCGACGGTCGCGCTCGCTGGCTTGACTGCGGCCATCGGCTTCAGTATCAAAGCGGCTCAGGAACAGCAGGCGCAACAGCAACGGTTGGCGAAGATTCTCACGCAGACAGGTGGCGCGACACAAGAACAAATCAAAGGATTGAACGCGCAGGCTGACGCACTTGAACGTGTCGGTGTCGTGTCGGGTGGGAATGTCACGGTGCTTCAGTCTCAGTTGGCGACGTTTGACCTACAGGCCGACACGATTCAACGTCTGACCCCGGCGATTGTTGATTATGTGCTGGCGGAGAAAGGTGCGGCGGCCACAGCCGAAGATTTCAAGTCAATGACGAACGGCCTCGCGCAAGCGTTGAACGGTCAGTTCGGTGCGCTCACGCGCGTCGGGTTCGTGCTTGATGAGGTCACGAAGGAACAAATCAAGAACGGTACGGAAGCGGAACGGTCGGCGGCTCTCGTAAAGGTGTTGAACTCCACGTATGGCGGCTTCAACGAATCGTTACGCAACACTACCGCTGGAAGCATGCAGGCCTTCCGTAACTCGCTAGATAAGTTGCGTACTGATATCGGTACGGCATTACTGCCAACCTTTGAGAAGTTAGTGAGCATCTTCACTTCGGTCGCTGAGGTGGCCACGCGGAACACAGGCGTCGTGATGGCGTTGATAGCGGTAGTCGGCGCGTTCTCCGCGGCCATAGTCATCGCTTCCACCGCGATACGCGTACACAGCACGTTCCAGAAGTTAATGGAGATTGACATCGTCAAGTCAAAATTGGCGTTCAAGGACGCTGGAGGTGCGGCAACAAACTTCGGCAATGTCGTGAAGGGTTTGGCGAAGGCTGGCGCGGTGCTCGGTTTGGCTGAAACCATCTTCGCTCTCGGAAACGCGGCGACTGGCGCGGCTCGCAAGGTTGATGAAGCGAGCAAGCAAACAATCATCGCAATCGGCGCGCAGAAGGATGGCATAACGGAAAACAATGCCGAGATTGTGGCGAACTTCGCCAACACGGCACGGAAGATTCAAGACCAACTACGGCTATCAGATGTGTTCAATGAGTTCGGGCGCGACTTCCAACTCGTCGTAGATGGCGTAAAAGTCAATATTGAGTCCGCTGATGAAGCGTTCACCAAGTTCTTAGATACCGACCCTGCGATGGCGCAAAAGATTGTTGAAGCGATGAAGGCACAGTTGGCGGTGACTGACCCGGCTTCTCGCGCATATCAAGACCTGACGGATGCGATTACGCGTTATGAAAAGCAACTACGCATAACCAAAGGCGCGCAAGACGCGTTGAACGGCTCAATGGCTGACGTGCCAGCAACAGCATTCAAGATGACTGCTGGCTTGAACGCTTTGGCGCGACAACATCAGTTTGAAAGCCAAGCGCGGTTGGCTTCCGTTGGCGCGATTGACGAATACAACAAGCGTGTGACGGACATGATGAACAAGACAGGTGGCGCGGCCAAGACGGTTCTTACGGCTCGCGAGATGCTCGACAACTACACCTCGGCGTTGCGTGGCAACTATGACGCTCAGCGCGCGGTTACATCCGCGACGAAGACGCGAGAATCTGCGGAAAGCGGATTGACCAACTCAATAGCGAACGTCGCGAAGGCACAGGAATACTTCAATAGCGTTACAAGAGGGTTCTCGCGTGATTCGCGTGAGGCCATCTCTGCGACGAAGGCGTATGCTGACGCGCAACGCCGGGTGCGTGACGCGCAGATTTCTCAACGTGACGCGGTGCTTGATTTGGAGCAGGCGGAGAAGCGGTT